CTCTACTTCTGCCGCCTTCTCCAGCAACACCTTGGCGAGTTGTCGGGCATGCGCCACCGGCAGAGCGAGCCACGCCACCGGCTTGCCAAACATGAACTTGATGACACCAAGGGCAGGGTCAGCGGCTACCGCCACGGTCAGTTCCCCTTGGTCGGAGGGGTTCATCTTGCCGTAGGGGAATTCACCTGTGCCACCCACCTTGGCGTTGAAACCTCGCCGGTAGATACGGCCCATCAACTCGATGGGGGCTCCACAGGCCAGAGCTTCTTCTCGGAGGTCTGCAGGCAGTTCCAACAACTCCGGGTTTTTGGGGTCAGCCACGGCTTCCTCGCTTGGCTTGCGCCACTTCCAGCACCGCTGTCATCAGGTTGCCGTAGACATGGAAGAACGTGTTCACCATCTCCCGGCAGTCGTCGCACACCGTGTGACTGGTAATGCCATCGGTCATCTCGGTGACCACCTTGTGCCCCTGACAACAGAAGCACGTCATCCCCGGTTCTAGTCTGTTCATTGCACCCTCTTCGATGTCCCGAAGAACGCCTCGGCGCATTTCTCATGCACCATCATCTTGCCGATGTTTTTGGTCTTGGTTGCATCATTGTCGATGTACGCCAGCACCCGGTCCCCCGCCACGATCTTCGCCTTGCAGTGGGCACACTCGTCCGTTTCTGATTCCATTGAGAATTGCCGATTCGCCATTTCACCTCCTGCAATTAATTGCAATTACCGGCACAGCTTGACGTAGCTCTCATCCCACGGCCCGTAATGATTGGTCTGCCAGTTTTTCCGCATGGCTTCCATGAAGGTATACCGGGTAGACCGCTGCACCCGCATCAGAGGGAACCAGTCCGTGCGAGGTGTCCCAAACCACACCTTCACACCCTCGATCAGCCCAGACTGCCAGACCAACCCTGTCTCTTCGTCTTCCACCCACGCATGGGCATAAGGCTGATCCTTGTGTGGCCCTTCCGGCATGAGACAGATGCCATGCACGATGAACTGGTGCAACACCAAGTGCGGGTTCTGCATGAACACAGCCGACTGGTGGTCCAGCACGTCATCGAAGCATGTGCCCGTAGGGTAAATCGTCGCCATTACACCGGGCGGAGCTTGGACCCCATCACCAGCGAGAGGTCGCCGTTCATGAACTCGATGCGATAGAACACCACCGTGCCCACCGGCAGAATCTCCACCACCATCACCCGCTCACCGGTATCGAGGAGCTTCACCTCCTGCGGGCACTTGAAAATCATCGTCATCACTGCACCTTCTTCCCTGACTCCGTGAACCACTTCTCCAACCCCAGTTCCAACGTGTGCAAGTCCTTCGGGTTGTAGCGGATGATTGCATCGGCCACCGCCTCCAACTTTTTGGGCACTTTCATGCCGTGGGGCACTGGAAACACGAGGGTCTTGTCATTGAGCACCGCATGCCCCAACTGAATCAGGAACTCCACCCGCGCCACGTCGAGCGGCTTGCCATCCATGATACCGATGAGTACGTGGGACTCATCGAGGCCCTTCAGGGCACGACCAGCCCAGTCCAGCAGTTGCTTCCGCTCCTTGGCTGATAGACGCTCCGCGAGGGTTTTGCCGACTCGTGCTTGAGTTTTCATGCGGTTCCTTTCACATCCGGCAAAATATGAGCAGTTACCCACGTCATCAAACACTCCCCGCTGCAGAACCACACTTGCATCTCAGGGGCGATGAACAACACGCTGGGATCGATCAATCCCGTAGGAAGGAGCGGCCCATGATTGATGTAGGTGTGCATCAACGTATAGTGGTCGGTGCCGCCATCGTGATGCAGGGATTTCTCGCATACGCTGCAGCAACTACCGGGAATGATGTCGTTCGTGAGTTCAGACATCTTCGTTAAGAACCTCCAACAGCATATCGCGCAATTCGAACGCCGACGAATCACGCACCAGTGGCTCATCTTCCAAAATGGCCCGGATGCGGACCAAGTTCTCCGCCGCTGTCGGCGCTTCGACTCTGGCTGGACTCAACACCCACCCACAATTCGGACAGGGAGTCGGGTCGAGCTTCCGGTCCCGCAGCATGCGCCGGTAGGCGTCGTGGTTGTTCGTACACGACGGCTCTCTCTTCTTCACGCTTTGCTCCCTGCCGCTTCCTCGTACCACTCGACGGTATCGACGGCGTCATCTCGTGTTGCGCCGGGGTGCTCTTCCAACACGGCTTCCACGGCCCCTTCGAAGTACTCCTGCGAAAGGGCGGTATGCACAGCGGCTCTGGTGTCTTCCGAGATGGGTAGTCTCACGTCTCAACTCCTTTGAGGTTGACAGTATAGCACGGCTCTAGCGTTTGTCAAAGTCGAGGGGTTTGCGCCCGCCCATGCCGGGTTGCCACTCTCGACTCCCGGTCACCTGTCTGGTGCGCTCCCGGTGCTTCTTGGCGCAGTCATCGCAAATCCACGCGTAGAGGTTGCGGGGTTTTCCACAGGTACTGCACAGGCCCTCCGCCATCCGCGAAAGTTGCCACATGCGCTGGCGGCTCACCCCCTTCTCTCGGGCAAGCTTGGCCAGCGACACCTTGTATCTGCGGTAGGGCATTATGCCTGCCCACCTTTTCGGCCAGCATCACGAGCCTCTTCGCTCGTCCACCTGTGCCCCTTTTGCCCTCTGCCTCCCGGCACTTGTTGCCAACGGGCTTTATTGTGTTTGGTCTGGCATATTCGGCACGCCCACCGTTCCCCATCCTGCTGGATGTTCACCCGGAAGTCAGCAAAGGGTCTGCACAAATTGCACTTCCGGCAGAACCGCTCTGTATCCGGATTGCCCCCGTGCTGCACCACCAGCATCCGACGATGCAACAGCATGTGGTACGCCTGATCCGGGCAAATCACCAAGGGTGCATCCCTGTCCACCGTGCCGTCTGCGTGGTGGACCATCTCCGGAGCCTTCAGGGGACGATCTAGCGCGTGCTCAGCCCTAAGCCGATGCACGCGCCTGACCTCCCCTCTGGGGCCTGTTGTTGGGTAACTCTTCATGCCGCCTTGGTGGCCAGCACTGGACGTGAACCAAACGCGAAGCTCTTGTCGTCCTTGGACACTTCGAACGTCGCGGTAAGCGTCACCGACTCACCACGCTCGACAGTAGCGTTCGACGGCACGCTGACCCAAATTCTGGAGTTGTTCTCCAGCTTGACCAGCATCTTGCGCGTGGTGCCGTAGAAGCCTTCCACGGTCTTCGTGGAGAGCACGAGGCCCGTGACGGTCACGCGGCCCACCGGGGCCTCGCCTTTGACCTCCAGCGCCTCCACAGCCTGCTGCTGGGCCTTCTGGGCGTCCCGTGCGATGGCTCCGAGCACCGCTGCCACCTGACGCTCGCTGAGCGAACCGTACTGCCCCAGCTTGGCCACCACGTCCTTGACGAAGGTGTTGGTGCCCGTGTAGGGCAGCACCGCCGCGAAGGCCGGGTTGGCCTGCAGGAAGGCTTCGCGGGCGTTCCAAACCTTGATGCGGACCTTGTTCGCCGCATCGCGGGCCTGAAGCTGGGCGAGCTTGAACGTCTTCTGGTCGATGAATTCCAACCGCTTGGTGCAGTCCGCGCCGAAGACCACCACGTCACCCGTGGTCAGGTGCTTCACGACGGTGAGCCAGCGGAGGGGGTTGTGCCCGCAGTGGACGCACTTGCGGACGTTCTTGGACTTCCAGTCCGCGCCGAAGTAGCGGGCCAAGTCGGCTTCCCAGAACTTGACCTCGGCTTCGAACGCCTCGATGCCCTGTCCGAAATACGTGGGACGCTTGCCGTCGAGGTAATCGAGCACCTCGTAGTTCGCGGGGTCGAAGTTGGTCGGGTTGTGAACGGTGGGGGTCTTGGCCATTGTGCTACTCCTTAGCGGTTGCCGTGTTCCTGACTGACAAGACCAGTATGACAGAGGTTGAGAGGTTTGTCAAGGGGGATTGGAGGGGATTTTTCACCCCTCCTCGCCGCCTCAGCGGAGGTAGTTCGCGCCGTAGATCCCCACGGCATCCTGCCCCGCATTCACGTAAATCGAGCCTCTGGCGTGCTTCGCAGGGGCCTTCCAGCCCGCCGCCTTGAGAATGGCCCCGTCAGCGATGCGGACGAAGCAAAAGACCGAGCGGGAGCCGTTCTGGTCGTTGGAGACGACACGGACGTTCTTGAGGCCACGCTCCACAGTGAGCCTCGGAGCCCACACGCGGGTGTAATTGCGCTCGTAGTGGTCGATCAGGGCCTGCTGGGTGGCCTTGACGAAGGCGTCGAGGGCTGCGTTGAAGTCTGGGACGGCGGTCACTGCGGTGTTGGTGATCATGCTGGCTCCTCCATGAGCATACGGCGTTGACGTAAGACCAGTTTACAGCCCCTCCGGGCATTTGTCAAGGAGTCTGGATGTCCTTGCAGTACCACGTCGCGGGGCGAGCGTTGCGCGTGAGTTCGTAGCCGTCCTGCGTAAACGCTTCTGCGAGAGCGAGTTGTGCCCGCTTGGCATCCCCCTCGGTGGTGAAGATGTCGGTCCTGAACACGAACACGCCGCGATAGCTGACTGAGAAAAAGATTTCCATTGAGGCTCCTCCATGAGCGAAAAAAAGAATGCTGGGTGTTCCATCCGGGGTGGCCCTTCCCAGCGGTAAGGATTCTGCCACCCGTCGAGCCCGCGCTTGTTTGACCGTTTCAGGGGTAGCCACGGTGCTTGTCGCCCGCCCCCTACTCACCGGCTCCTCGTCTAATGCATCCTCTCGCCCTCCAGTTCTTTCAGTATCGCACCCCTCCGGGGATTTGTCAAGAGGTGGTCTGCAATTAATTGCAAGGGGGGGGTCTTTTACCGCACCCCACAATTCGGATACCCGCATTTGCGGTCCAGATACTGACGGTCCTTCGCCGCCTGTGCCGCTGCCTTCGATGGGTCCATCAGGGACTGACATCCCCGAATCCCAAAGGCCACAATGATGATGACCCCCACCAATGTGATGAACTTCATCAGTAACTCCCCACCACGTTGTCCAATTCTTCCTTCGTGACTCCCAGCGCCTTCAGCACCTTCACCAAGCCAATCTTCTGGGCGTCTGGTAATGTGTTCCCCCCGATAGCCTTCTGATGCAACACGGCCATCCCAAGGGCCAGCCGCTTGGCTTCACGGACCTGATCGTGGGCCGCACACGTCCCACACCCCGGACACCGACAGTACTTCTCGCCGGGGGCCATCAGTCGGCCCACCCATTCGCCCGCGCCCGCTCGTAAGCGTCATCGAAATCGTCCATCGACAACTCCTGTATCACTACCCTACGGCACTCGTCGCACAAGGCGACATCGAACGTGACGCCTGCTTCCTTATCGGCGCTCAGGACCGCAAACTCCTCGCACCGGGGGCAGAAGTCCTTGGGCTCCTCGTTCCACTCCGGATCGTCTTCCAGCCCGTTCAGATAGGTGACGAGGGCGAGCACGATGGGGTCCGTCGTGTATTCTTCGGGGAAGTCCAGTGACGAAGACCGCGAGATGTCCTCATCCCTGCGGAGCAGCACTTCAAGCTCCTGCGCTGTCGAGATGACCGTCTGGTGATCGGCGTTGTCGTAGGCCACGAACTGGCCGTTTTCGATGGTGAGAAAAGTCATAAGGTGGCCCCCTCCTTGGAGCACTGACTCCCTGAGTATCGCAGACCTTGCAGGATTTGTCAAGTGTGGCACCTCTCGTGCAACTGAGTGCAGCCGGAGGTATGCATGACCAAGTACGGAGACATGGGAGAACCCCCCGCCAAACAGGGCATCACTCGTGACAAGCTGTTAGCGATGGTGCCGTCCTACCGGGCAGGCTACATCTCCGGTGGGGGCCGGGATGAGGATATTCGGGACGATCAGGCCATCGTCACCAAGCTGGAACAGGAGAACGTCTGGAACGAGGCCCACGCTGAGCAGTGTGGACGGGCGGATGGCTTCAAGGCCCGCGAAGAGGCCCAAGCACGCGGCAAGTGGTAACAGTGATGGCCCGCTGACCGGGGCGGGCCTTCCTGCTTCTAGCACTCCACTGGGGAGTCTTCGGGGGGAGCCTCGGGTTGCGGTTGCAGGATATACAGCCGTGCTCGCTCATACGCCTCCCAGTTGACCTCTTCCGCTGCGCGAAAGACTGCCTGCAGAGCTTCCAATTCATCACTTGGGAGCCATAATACGGGCATTTTCACTCCTTGAACTCAACGCACATGAAGGGCCGAGTATGGCAGACTTCTGTCAACCTGTCAACTAGGGCCTTTTTTATCAGGTTTTACTGGGTTTTATGCACCACCTACCTTTGTTCAGTTGGCCTGCACTCGATTGCCGAGCAGGAGCTTCTTCAACTCCTGCATCCGCTCCCGCTCCTCGGGTTTCAGGTTCACCACCCGGTGGCGGGTTTGAAGGTTTCGCAACTCCTTCTCCAGTGCCGCCTGTGCCTTCTTCGTCATCGCCGTCGCCGTCTCAGACATGCTCCTCCTTCGAAGGGGGTTCCCCCTCAAACGCCTCTCGACACATCTCCCACGGGAGGTGACACGTCAGATTCCCCTTTCGCTTGCTGGGATCGCCGCCTGCCTCCGTGAACTGCTTCATCTTGCGGGCATACTGCACTTGGACTTCTTCCAGCAACTCCCGCTGGGACTCCGACATCACCACCTGTGTCACGTCGTCCATGGTCACCCCTTGTTCAACGAGTCATCCAGCATGTGCTGCCCAGTCGGGATCTGAAAGAGCGGGTCGTGGGGACGCTTCCCCAGTTCCTTCTCCAGTGCTCGACGGGCCTTCTTCACGTCACTCCAGCGACGGCTCCACGCGGCCCGCTCAAGGGCCTGCACGAGCAACCATACCTTCTCCTTCTCCATGACTCACTCCACGTACTCCGGTTCGCTGATGTTCTCCCAGTCCCACGCCTGCGTGCCTTCGATCTTCTCCAATCGCTGATGCGTGATAATAGCATGGCCATAGACCGTAGCCTTGGCATCCACTGTGGCCCGCGCAAAGGCACGAGCCTTCTTCTCGTTCACAAACACCTCGTGAAGCGTGTCCTCGTCGCGGTCCCGGTCGTGGTCGTAACCATTAGGGTCTGCCGCCATGCGGGCCGAAGCGGCAGGCGTTAATGCCTGCCACTCGACTTCCCACCGCTCTCGTGCGAATCGCTTAGCCACGAGCGCACCGGCAACAGAAGTTCACGATGCCACTGTCGGCGGCTCCGAAGTTGATGAACGAGTGCCGGGGCGCATGCGCCTTGATGGGCGTCTGGCACTTGCGACACTTTGACTCGTGGCTGTCCGTGTAGCACCCTCGGCGGGCGCACGTCAGGGTCTTGATGGGTTTCTTCATTAAACCCCCTGCCTGATGTCATTGGCATCCAGCGTTTCCAGCACCCGCGTCAGCCGCGCCTTCTTCCCGTGCTCCGCGAGTCTCCTGAGCACGCTCCGGGCCTCGTCCAACGAATTCGTGCAGTGCTCCAACGACCACCGCCAGTCGGTGCCCTTGCCTTCGTGCCAGTACTCCACGAGATAGTGTTCGAAATTCAACAGTGCCATGTGAGCGTCCCTCCTTGGACATTAAGCATGTGAAGATCATAGCACGGCTCAAGTAATTTGTCAAATGCCCTGCAATTCATTGCACATTTGACAAACTCGCTGGGCTGTGCGATAATGAATGGAGTCGCGGTTCATGGAGGAACCCTTTCCCTCATCAAAGGAGTGCTATGGCTCTCAAGTTCGTGACCACCCCTGTCAAGCGGCAGGGCATCAAGAAACGGATTCCCCGCAAGTCGCTCCTGCTCTCCACGGCGAAGCCCGTGGTCGTCAAGCAGGACTACGCGGCCATCGACCAGTTTGGGGAGTTGTCGGTGCGGAAGCGGGAGGCCGCTGAAATTGCCCGCAGGCTGGGCCACGACCTCTTGCCATGGCATCAGCGAGCCAATGACCCGGCAGGCCGCTGGAACGCCTTCTGTGCCTCCTGCAACCGCCTTGCGGTGGTCTGCACAGAGGCTCCAGAGGACTTCCCGGACATCTACGGCAAGGCCCTCACGCAGGACTGCGCGGGGGTCACGCCGTAAGGCTCTCTTCGCTCTGGTACTCGGGCTGTTGCTCCTTCTTGAGCTTGTCTGCGGCTGCATACACGCTCTGGGGGATCATCAACACGGGGATCCGATAGAGGCCCCATAGCTCCCGGCGCATGGTCAAGCCATAGGTCACCCCTGACAGGGCATCCGCGATGTCCTTCGACCCTCCGGGTGGATGGTCAATCCTCCCGGTCTTCGCATCCTTCTCCAGCATCAGGATTTCTTTGTTCAGCTTCGGGTGGGCAGGGATGTCCATCCGGCCCTCGTACATCGCCGTCTTCGTGAAGTCGTACGGGCGGCATGGCACATCGTCCATACTCTGGTGCCCGGTGATGAGCCCCTGCTGTCTCAGGATTTGCTGGCTATCGCTGCTCTGGAACTGGTCGAACGTCACCCAGATGATGTTCAAGCCCATCTTCTTCAGGACGATGATGACCTCCCGAATTTTGCTCAACAAAATCTCGCAGTTCTTCGGTGGCCTCACCTCCAGCGTCCCATCGATCCAGATGTTCGGCATGTAGGCCGGTTGCTGGGGGTCTGAGGAGACGTTCGCAAAGCCGGAGACGGTCCCGATGGCCAACCCCGCACTATCCCCGCTCAGTGCCAAGTCGCAATGCGCGAAACGCGGAATCTCTGGATTCCAGAAGTTCTTCTTGAGGAGGGTGAGTCGGCTTTCAACAAAATCCACCACGGGCTGACTGAAGATACTTTCGCGGGGCTTAAACGCCGCATAGACCTTCTGTACTTCCAGAAAGAACGGGTGACGAGCCAAGGTGCTGACCCCGGCAATTTCTCGCAGCGCATTGATGACATCCTTTTCGAATTCCAACCGGAACTCTTCCGGGACTTGCACCACAAGGCCGCGATCTTCATCCGCCAGATGGTCATCTTCGTCAAGAATCTTGGGCTTCCGCGTCAAATCTCCCGCAAAGACAGGGAACCAGCCTTGGTTACCAAAGTCATCAGGCTTGATGTCCCAGACCCGCTTGTCGTAGACGAAGATGCTGGGGTCTTTCTCGGCTTCTTTGACCTTCTGGTCGGTGAACTGTCCGGGGTATTTCTTCGATGATACCAAGCAGAGTATTCCCGGTAGCTTGCCATTCTCCATGAAGCGAGATTTTCGACGGCGAGCGATGGAATTATAAAGCAAAATGGCTTGGTCATACGTTCCCTTGTCTACGGCTACGCGGCTCTTCTCGACCACTGCCATGTAGTTCAATTCGTCTATCAGACCGCCCATGACGTTCTGGCCTATCGCCGCCGTCTCGTTGCCTGCCACGGGAATGACTTCCACCCGGTTCTGGAACACCAACTTACTCTTCAACTGCCGGTCGAAGGGATAGTGCTTCAGGAAGTAGGGCGAGCCTTCAATCATGTTCCGGAAGCGTTGGTAGTCCACCCCTTGAGCAAGTTTGAGCGTCATGCTCTGGAAAATGAGCAGAATTTCGCTCGATGGATCCAGCCCAAACTGCTTGTGTGGCGAGCGCATGCAGGACAGGAGATAGAGTTGGTAAGCATTGGTATACAGGGCCAGCGTGGTCTTCCCTGAACCAATACCACCGGTCATGATGGCTTCCACATAGCCACCGCTGTTCAGTTCCTCTGCAGCCTCCAGCACACCCGGATAGATTTCCTTCTCCTTGTTCAGGTAATGCGGGCTACAGATGAATTCCACGATACCCACAGGCTTCCAGCGGAACTGCGAATAGTCCGCGAGCCTGTTCGACTGCACGCCACGTATCTGCTCTTCGCAATGCACCACGGCTTGGGCGTAGTACATCGCCCGCTCATTCAGGTCGTGGATTTTTTGGCCGGAGAGCCAGATTTGTTTGGCTTCTTGGGTGCCAAGGAACTGACGGAGATACACGTAGGCGCGTTCATTCAATTGGTCCAGATATTCAGGGGTTGTTTTATGAAGGTGGTCCGCACTACCGGGGCCTCGCTTGAAGACCAACATGTCATGACTTCTTCAGGTTCATCACGCCAAGACACTCCCGGCACATCACCAAGAGCTTGATATGTTCCGGCTGTGCGGCCACATGAAACTGGCTCACCGTGCCGTGGTCCTTGGACTCTCGTCCACAGAGGGTAAGACTCGGGTTGTTCCGCCGAATATGCACGGGAGGCATGGCCACTTACTCGCTCTTGTCCACGATGACGTTCGTCTTGAGGAGCGTGACAGTGTTCTCAAAGGCTCTGACCAGCAGAGGGATGGGCAGTTCCAGTGGATACACCTCACCGCTCCGCGCCATGCCCGACATCACGCAGTCCGCGATGTAGTCCAACACGTCGATGAGGTTCACGTCCTGCGGAATACCGTCCGGGTGCGTTAGATGATGCCGATTGAGCTTCCGGTGCCGATCCCACCACGTGGTTTCCTTGAACCCGGTAAGGAAGTCATGATGGAACATCTGAATATCGCTGATTTTGTCGGTATCGTGAGCGGCTTCGGCCTCATAGATGCGAGCGACAAAGAACCCCAGTGCGGCCCGCACATCACCAATATGCTGCTTCGAACTCTCCAGTAGCTGCTCGATAGTGACCTTCTCATAGTCACACGTGCGGGTATCGGCGGTAGGACTGGGCTTCACATGCAGTGGGATCATGAATCTCCTGTCAGGCGGGGGATTTTCCGCGCATCAAAAATCTGCTCAATGGTGGTGACGGCTTCGAAGATTTGCTTCTGCACGCTCATCCCATCCGGGAAAACTGTAGTCTGGACGGCTCCCTTCATCGAGGTGGTGCTGACCGGGCCTTTGAACTCATCGAGGCCCAGATCGAAGCGAATCTTCTGCAAGTCGAGGAGGAGTTGGCGATAGTCGTTGAAGACCAGATTCGTCTGCGTCAAGAGATGCCGATACTCCTGCGGGGCCATCTTCGTACTGGTGGGGAGGTTGTTGGGGAGGTGGAGGTTGCCGATCTTGGGCAGGATGGCGTCCTTCTCCTTCTCCACGAGATTGAGCACTCGTGTGCGCTGAATCTCGGCTAACTCCTCCAACCGGTCCAGCACCCGGATATTCACGTGCTCCAGCCGTTTCATGGCCTGAGCAGGCGTAGCCCCCTCGGCAATGCGGCGGGCCACCTTCAGCCCAAAGGCTCCTTCTGAGGCCACCTGTCGCAGGCGATTGAGTTGCTGGGTGAGGGTGGTTTCCTTCACGTCCTGAAACAGACCCCACCCCTTCGGGGGCTGTTGCTGAATCGTACGAGCGAGCCCCATCGCAGGCTCACCCCGCATCAGGAGGTTGAGGATCTTCTGAAACTTCTCTTCACCGAGCCCTTGCAGGCGTTCGAACCCCATGGTGTGTCCTCTGCAATCAATTGCACAGAACCTTCATCCTACTCCCGGCCTCTTCCACTTGTCAAATCCCTGCTCAGAGCATAGGTTTGGCCCAGCGTCGTAAGGCCAAATCCTGCTTAGAGAAATGCTTCTTGATCGCGTCCCCCACTCGATGCAGGCGCTCTTCTTCTTCCCGGCGCTTTTCCAGTTGCCGTTGCTGCGGAGGGGTTAAGGGCTTGGGCTTCATAGTCCTCCTCGATCAATCACCACGTTCGTGACCTTCTTCGGGCTCCCCAACAAGGTGAGGGTCACTGGCGTACTGGGGGCACTCATCCCCGCAGAGGCGGTATACGCCTTCACCGTGATTGCGCCCGCCGCTAGACCGGGCACCGTCACCTTGTATGACATCACCCCTTGGGTGTTCGGCAGGGACTGAGGGAGTACGATGCCTAAGTCGATATCCGGCCCGCCATTCACTTGCACGGTGAACCCCACAGCCTCCACCAAGGGCACGCCATTGGTATCCACCGGGGCGAAGCACCATCCCACGGTCAGCGTGGGCAGCATGTTCACGTTGTAGCGGAAGAGCGTGGGTTGCACCACATCGCAGGGGTGCTGGGCTTCCACACTCGCGGCGACGAGTAGACACAGGCACACGGCAAGGGCACGTATCTTCATTGGGCTACCCTATCATGTATTCTGCTCACCCTTACCCTTTTTCACCCACCGTGCTTGGGCTCCTTGGCGGGCGATATCTATGCGTTCTTGCTTCGACAACAAGAGGGCTCTTGTGGAGCCACCTTTCAAACCACCACGACGTTTCTCTTCCACAGTCAATTCATGCTTGACTGGAATGCTTGACTGGATGCTTAACTGAGACGATTCATGCTTGACTGGAGACTCGACTGGAAGTGCAACTGATTGCACAGGTTTTTCTTCAACTTGCTCACCAATCTCCTCATCCCATACCAGTTTTTTCTTTTTGCTCAAATCTTCCCAAATATCATCCCCTCGACCAAGGCGAGACTCATAGTCTTCCGGACGTATAAACTTCGGCATCATCCCCACCCCATGGGGGCAGTGTGCTTGGGCACCTTCCAGCTTCGCACCTTCGGGGGGCTGAACCGCATCCCCGGCTCGTAGCGGATGATCATGGAGTCAAACAGGGCGGCATCGGGCTTCCAACTCCCATCCTTGTGCTGGATTAGCTTGGGGGCTCCTCCTTGCCAAAAGGCGATGCGCTTGTCGCAGAACCAGACTTCGGTCGCTCCGCAGAGTATATGAGCATGGAACGCCTTCGTAATGCGGACAGGGAGCAATAGAGTGGAGGGTACACCCTTCGCCGCTTCTTCCTTCGCCTTCCGCAACATCTTGCCCACAAACGGCCCATACGGCGGATTAGCGTACCCAGTCTCCCCAAAGTCCCCCCATGGTGCGATCAGCGCATCCTCATGGTAGGGACTGCAAGGACCAAACCACACGTCACAGAGGTGGTTGCCAGCATCAGCACACAGATCAAGATCAAACGGACCAAAATCTTCCTGCAGCTTGGCGAAGACAGCCGGAGGTGTCTCAAGGCAGGCGTTGCCACTGGTCACGTCCTTCTGCGTGGCGATGACGAACTTATCGCGTGTCTGGCGTTGCATGGGTGGAAGCTTGGGGGACTTCCTTCTGGATGCTCTTCAGGAACTCCTCAATGCGCTTCATGGTGGCGGTGAGGGTCTGCTCTCGGGCGACGAGATACCGCAGGCGGTCTGCCGCTTGGTGCTGCACCTCCGGGGAGGCTTGGCCTGTGGACAGGGACTGGATGACGGTATCGTAGGGAGTAGGCATAGGGAGAGCCATTCGCTGGTGGAAGTGGGTGGAGCTTTCTGGAGTCTTCTCCCAGAAGACACGGTGGTTCACGAACATGAATCTGGACCCTTCCCCGCCACTCGGGGGCTCGACACTTAGGGGGTCTTTTCAGCGTAGATGCGATCTAGGATTTCGAACTGCTTGTCACTGAGGGAGCCAGAGCGGTCAAATTGCTTGGCGATGGATTCAAGAAAGTTTTCCTCCCACTCGGTCAGGTCTTTGTGGGGGCTCTCCAAGGCATGGAGCATCTGCTGAATGACTTCCTTGCGAGACGGGGGCATAGAACACCTCGGGGGCTGGAGGTTTCTGTTGGTAAAAGTGACACGCGATAGCTTGACCAGACATCTGGAGGGGAGGGGAGATTTCACGGAACGTACAGAACCCTCTATCCGTGTGGGCTCTGGTCCACCGGTTATGTGCCCAGATTCCCCAGTCTTTCTTCCAGAAACAGCAGGATTCGCAAGAATGCATTGGGAAGGTGGAAATATACCACACTCCCCGTATGATGACAATACGCCTATGGTCCTAGTCTCTTCGGACTATTGCGTCATTGCGCTTGGACGACATCCTCTGCCCTCGGGCCTTTGGGGTTGCTGCGGACCACGAAGGTCACCGGGGTATTCACCGACAGGGTAGCCCACTCCATGGGCGATAAGGCTGAGCGATGGAAGAAGTACTCGGTGCCCTTGTTGTCTGCGATGAATCCGAAACCTTTGTCGGTCATCAGCTTGACCACGAACCCTTCCTGCCGTGCTTCGGGTTCGTGATCGGATTGTGCCTTTGCCATGCCTACCTCCGCCGCCACCAACAACGAGGGGTCACATCGGACCCCCTTCCACCGTCTCGACACGAACGATTAGGACTTCTTGTTCGGCTGTTCCGGGCGGGTGTCCGGTCGGCCGGGGATACCGGGTCTGGGCGTGCCTGTTGTGGGGAGGTCGTGATCGGGACGATCCGGATGCACCGGGGTATTCGGGGATTGAGGTGTGGCCGGTGCGGGTGCCGTGGTGCCGGGGTTTGACGTGGTGGTCGTGGTGTTCGGCGTGGGTCCGGGTGTCGTGGTCGAGGGGGTATCCGCCATGCGAAGCTCCTTCACAACAGAGATGCGTGCGATTTCCCGTAGTGTAACCATAAAGCCCTAGTGTGTCAAATGAAAAAGTGTCGTAGCGGCCACCCTCCCCATCCGTGGCCTTTGGGTGGGGAGGATGACCGTTCTCTCTTTTATCTCAGGCGGCTACGACTCAGCCCTGCGTGGACTTTCTCCCATTGGCTCCACGTGCCATGGGGCCGGTTGATTACGGCGATCAACAGGTGCAATTGATTGCAGACCCCCTGATGGCTGGGGCTACTAGGCTAGGCTTACCGGCTCAGCGTCTGTCGTCCTTCTGGCCCTCGGCTCTGCCCCTCACACGCACCAACAGGGTGATGCTACGCTCTCCTGCCTCCCGCGATACCTACGACGTGGTCTTTGTCGGATGACCGGGTCCGGGGGTGCCACTCACACCCTTGTTCCCCGTGTCGGTGGGCTTCTGAAACTCCTCGGGGAGCTTCGTGGGCTTGTCACTCGGGTTGTTCGGATCGGGATGGCCGTGTTTGTCTCCGGGCATGTGATGTCCTCCTTTTGGACACCCTACCCAGAGCATATTTCACGCCACCTACGCGTTGAGGCCCCACCGCTTGCGAGCCTTGTTCGCCAGTGCAAACAGTCCTGAGCCCAGCAAAATCATGCTACCGGGTTCTGGAACCGGCGCACCGGGATCGTCTCCCGGAGGATCGGGGTCAAACGGTGTCACGACACCACCCGCCGCGATCAGGAACAGCTTGTCGGGACCATCGTTGTACATGTTGGTGCCGGAATCCGCCAGCCCAAACGTGAACGTAATCTGCCGCGTGCCTGCCGGAGCACTGAACGGTGTCGGCGTGGTACAGGTGGCCGTATTGCCACTGCCTGCTCCACCGGAGGTGCAGCCCTTGGCCAGCAGGTAGTCCGCGTAGCCAAGGCCGTTGTTGCTGTTGGGCACCAACGTCGCTGGCGAGAACGTGTAGCTGCCGATGTTCACGTTCGATGCATTGAAGAAGTTGATCGTCGTGTTCTCCAGCAACTGCGCCGTCGAGGTGTCGTTGACATCGAGTCCGAGATAGAAGTCTCGCCCGACATTCGCCGCGAACAATGCCAGTTCACCCGCTTGATCCCCGTA